CACTGGCGCGGATGTTTTGTGTGGAGACCCCCTGTGTGCGGGCGATGCGGGCGGCCTGCATGGGATCAACCGAATTGACTTGCGTTCCGCCGACGCGCTCGATGCCGCCGGTGGTGGCGGCGTTGATGTTTTGCGCTTGGACATTTTGCACGAGTCCGGCTTGGGCGGCGCGGACATCGGCGACATTAGCCATGCGCGCGGCGTTGCCTTGTTGGCTGCGGACATCGGCGACATTGGCCATGCGCGCGGCGTTGCCTTGCGCGGCGGCGACTTGTTGGCTGCGGACATCGGCCACGCGTTGCATTCGGGCGGCTTGGCCTTGTTGAGCCTGCACATTGGCGACGGCCCCGGCTTGGGCGGCGCGAATGTTGCTGGCGCGGACTTGATCGGCGGTGTAGCCAGCCGGGCCTTGCACTTCGTTGACCGGCGTCATGTAGGCGCTGGCGGCGCTGGCTCCTCGCACTGGGTCGGCGAGGTCGGCGCGGGCAGATTGCATCGCCCCGATGTCGGCCACGCTGGCCCCCTGCACCTGGTCGGCGGCGACTTGCCCGGCGCGGATCTGGTCTGGCCGGTAGAGTTGGCCGAGCGCCATGTCGTTGAGACGGCGCATGGCGGGGTCTTGCCCCTGCGCGGCGTATTGGTCGCGCAGTTGGCCGATGCCGGTGGCTGCTGCATTGACTTGATCGACTCCGGCTTGGGCTCCGGCGAGGTTTTGGCGAGCGGCGCGGGTGTAGTCGTTGTCGAGGTTTCGCGCTATGTCTTGCGTGGATTCTTGAGCCTGGTCTTGGAACGCATCGTTTGTGCGGATCGCGGCGTTGGCCTGCGCGTCCGCATTTTGCGCAGCGTATTGGCTAATCGCGCCCATTTCTTCGGCAAAGCTGCGCGGCTGCGGGGCTGCGGGGCGTTGAGCGCGGCCCATATTTCCCCCAGACATAGCGGCACCGTTTGACATAGCGGAATTACCGCCACTCATGGCAGCGGACATTTGGTTTCCTCCGCCAGACATAGCGTTGTTTCCGCTAGACATAGCGTTGTTGTTGCCTCCGCCGGACATGGCTGCTGGCGCGGCGCTCATAGCCCCACCTCCGCCTCCACCTCCACCGCCGCCCATTCCCATAGCCATCTTAGTGCCCCCCTTTCATAAAGTGAGCAGCGTTGTCGGTGCCGTAGTCGATGGTGAGTTCTTCGCCGTGGGCGATGGGGCGTAAGGCGTAGTGGCGCATGAGGTTATTTACTTGGTCGATTTCGTGGGAGCAGTTCGGGTTGCTGCTGTGGTTGTAGAGCCCGGCGAGGCCGAGGCCGATGATGCTGGTCGTGTTGTCCAGGTAGTAGCTGTAGGTCTCGCAGCTTGGGGCTTTGCGGAGTTCTTTGAGGGGCGTGAGAAAATAGGGGGCTTCTTCGAGAAGTTCGTAGGCGGCGATAGGCGCGGTGGCAAAGACCCCCCACCCGTGCAAAGGCGAGCGGCGCACGGCGAGCTTGGTGGGCCGGTGCGGCTCGGAGCGGAGCATGGTGGGGGTGGAAGTCATCGGGCTTCGAGGGCGGCGACGCGGGCGGCGAGTTCTTGCACGGCGGCGAAGAGGAGGGGGACTAGCTTGGATTGGTCGATATTTTGGTGGATGGGGTTGCCTTCGGCGTCCACTTCGTCTTTGCGACCAGTGACAGATTCAGGGACAACGGCCTGCGCTTCGTGGGCGAGGAATCCATCGACTTTTTGGCCATTGGGATCGGCGAGCCAGTTGAAACGGTGGACGGGGATTTGAAGCAGGCGGGCTACAGCGTCGGTCAGTGGCTCAAGGTTGGTTTTGAGGCGGTAGTCGGAGGAGGTGTTGTAAGCCGTTGATGTCGCTGTCACGCTAATGTTTCCAACTTTTGTTGTATCCCTGTAAAAATTTACAATCTCTCCATTGCTGGAACGACGGCGGCATTCCATGCTTGGGAGGTTATTTCTGGAAACAATAATTCTTGGATCGAAATGGCTAATCAAAACTCCATCAATAGAATCCGTTCCAACTGCAATTTGGGAGGTTGTTCCAACCAAAAAATCTGAAGTGGTCAAACGCGCTATTTCGTTGTTGTTTATTAAAAATTCTATTTGTCCGTTGGCGCTGCTAAACATTCCAGAGTTGTTGTCACCGGGGCTGGTAAAGGCATAGCCATTTTCCGACGGCCCTGTTGGGTTGTTCGCAGGGCCTCCCCTTGCCTTAAAAGTATATGCGCTAATTTCACCTGCGCTGAAATTTCCGCTGGCGTCTCTTGCCACAATGGCGTTGGCGGTGTTGGCGCTGGTTGCCGTTGTGCGTGCATTGGAGAGTGTGCCACTGGTAATGTCTGTTGCGGCGTGCGTGTGGCTGGCGGCGGCCTTCCCGGCGAGGTCTGTCGTGAGATTTGCCACGGCGGATTGCGCCACCTTGTTGGCCGTGGTGATCTGCGCGAGTTTCGTATCCGCGATTGCGGCGGTCGCCGAAATGTCCGCATTGACGATGCCGCTCACCGTGCCGAGATCGACGAGTTCGTGAAGTTTTTGGGGTGTTACGAGTTCGCCGTTCGCGAAGGTTTTTCCTTTTGTCAGTGTGGCCATGGTTAATTAAGGGTGCGGGTTTCGGTGGGGTCGCTGGCGCTGCGGGTGGCTTCGGCAGAGATTTGGCGGAGCGTCGGGCGCTCGGCGCTGGTGGTAAATTCGAGGTCAAGGTAGGTCGCCTTGCAGCGGAGGGGGGCTTTCAGCGTGTAGTCCTCCGTCTCGCCCTGGGTGTTTTCCAGAGTCGCGACGGTGAAATTCTGGTCGTAGTCGGTGGTGAGGGCGTGGAGTTCGCAGGATCCGTCGGAGGGCAAAAGCACCGAGGCTTTGGCGCGGGTGAGGCGCTTGGTGTTGAGCGAGCCGAATCCGTAGCGGCGGGTTAGCAGGTAGCCTTCCACGGAGGTGTAGGCGTCTTCCTCGTTGGCGTAGGGCACATCGTCGCCGCGCTCCATTTCGTCGAGCAGGAAAAGGGTGCCACTGCGGCTGGCGGTGAAGAGGCGGCGGCGGGAGTCGTAGGTGCTGACGAGCAATTCATCCAGTGAGATGCTGTAGGTGTCGCGGGACTCCCAACTTTGGTTGAGGGCGTTGTAGAGAAAAAGAGTGTTGTTGGCTTCGGCCTCGTCGCCAATCGGGCACGCCAGGTGGTAGCGGTTGTTCCACCATTTTCCGACTGCGAGATCCGCGTAGAGGCTATTGATCTCCTCAAGCTGGTCAGCGATGGGGTCGCTGAGTGGCTGGGTGTTCGCGCGGAGTTTAAGATCGAGCTGGGTATCGAGCCGGTAAACGCCCGCGTCGGAGAGGAAAAACACATACTGACCGGCGGTGACGATGCTCCGTCGGGCCACGCAACCGATCTCGTCGGTGAGGAGCGTGAGCCGGGAAACCGCGCTGTCCACCGTGAAGTCGGTGCCGCCTGCATTGGCCGAGTCCGAGAGATTGGCGATCCAAATGCTGTTCCGCATGAAGACAAGCGCCTGCCCCTCCACCCATGGATGAATCCCCACAAGGTAGTCGTTCGAGCCCGCATTGGCGCGGAATGTTTGAAAAAACGGATCGAAGGTGTCCGGATCAAGGACATCGCTGATGGCCACCGCGTCGCGTCCGTCGGGAATCCAGAGCCGGTTGCCAATGTAAGCCGCCCATGGCACCGAGCGCAGGGCTTTGAAAGAAACCCCGGCGGCAGGCACTCCGGCCTCGGCGCGGACAAACTCGCCGGTCGATCCATCCCACCACAGCGGCGGCTTCACGCGGCGCACGGCGATGTCGGCAGAAAGGTCGCTAGCGGTGCCGGCGGGGACGGAGATGGTGAACGAGTTGGCGCTGGCGGAGAGGATGTCAAACTCGTGCCCGGCGAAGGCGGCGCTGGCTCCGTCCTCGATGCGGACGCGCTGCCCGGCGGCGTAGCCGTGGCCGGTGATATTCACCGTGGCCGTGGTGCCGGAAACCGAAATCCCCGAGGCGGTCGTGTATTTCCACTCCCACCCGGGGAGCGAGGTATCGGCCTCGCGCAAAAGGTAAAATCGGTTGAAGGCTTGTATGCACGAGGCGTTGTCCGTGTAGGCCAGCACTTCGTCGGCAGCCGAGCCATTATAGGGGTAAGGGATTTCCTCTACCGACTCGTCTTGCCGCCAAAGAAAGGCTGAGGTCGGGCCGCACAAGACGATGTATTCGAGCTCGTCGTTGTAGTTCGGCGAAGAAAATGTGCCGCTCGCCAAGATGCCGCCGTCATAGACCGAGCGGATGACCGGCCCTTTGCTAGCCACAAATGCAGACCCTGCCACGGTCATTAGTCCAGAGACTAAAGATGCCAAAGTGTAGGAAGCCCCATTGGAGGAATTCACTTTTGTCACTCCCGGCGTGATGGAGGAATTTAAAATTCCAATTCCGCTGCCGTCTATGTTGCTAATGTAAAAGCTCAACGACGAAGGCGTAATTGTAATTAAATAGCTGGAGCTGGCTGAAAGATTGGACGGGGTTGGCAAATTAGAAAAAGTCACTACATTCCCAACAGACAATTCCAACGAAGTCGCGGGCGTGACGGTTGGAGTGCTGCTTGGCGTGTAGGTGAACGAATTTAAGCCTGTCACCGTGACGGTGAAATCGCCGTTGTATTCTGTTTGGGCGGCTCCTCGAATGCTAATAATGTTTCCGGTAGAATAACCATGCTCGGAAGCCGTGGCTGTGACCGTGCCAGCGGAAGAAGTAAGCGATAAAATTAATTTATCAAAACCCAGCACAAAGGGCATCACAATCGGCTGAGTGCCCGCCGCGATCTCATCGCCGAGACGCTTCGCCCCTTTGCGCGTCTGCGCCACGCCTCGGTCGAGGCGCATGTTTTCACAATACTGGACCATGCCCGGCTGGAGTTGCAGCGGGTTGAGGCGGCTGGCCATGCCGATAAATCCGGCATCGCCTTCGATGATGGTCTGATCGTCGGGCATCTACCTTTTATTCTGCGGAGGGTTGTCAAGGAGGGCGCGGATGGCCGGGGTGGAGAGGCGGCGGCGGTTGTT